TTGACACCTGTGTTAGGATTAGTAACTGTAAGCTCATGGCGAAGAGTAGGCATAGTATCAAAGAACTTTTGGATACTTTCAAACTGATCAGTAGTAAGTTTCTCAAGCCAGTCTTGAGCCTCTTTAGGTGTGAACGATCCACAATCTTCTTCTCCTTGATAAACTCTGTCGATACATGTAGATACCAATTCATATGGATCCACTTCTTCCTCAGTAAAATTAATCTTTGTGAAGTACTCTAGGTTGGGATACTTCATCACCACTGTCACAGTATCGTTGACTTTGATCGTATTGGTATGTCCTTCTGGGAAGTTAACCTTAATCTGATCAACGGGAATAGTTACGGGAACTTTCGTCTTCGGATCATCATTACAAGGTACTTCTATTTCAATAGTTTCTTGAATAGACCTACCACGTAGTTGTAAGAAGATATACTCAACGTCAAAGATAGACAGGTCTTCCATCCTAAAACGACTTGAGATACAACTTTTAAATATACTCTTTATTGCTTCCAGTATCTGTGAAGTATCATTCTCCTCCAATGCTAGGATCAGAATCTTCTGTTCTTTAACTAGGAAGGGGCGATATTTTAATTTTTTATTGGTTGATGGTACTACCAACTCATACGTTGGCGTAACAAGTTCAGGTAATGGCATAATAAGTTAGTCAGTATATATTATATATCAACCTTCTACAGGGATATTTTTTGGTTGAATCGGCACGAACTCAGAGTACTCATAGTACATACCTACACTTAGTTTAACAACTCCCGATCCACCAGAACTATATGGTATAGATGACATCATATATGGATAAGAGTTAACCAGTTTTACTGTCCACACATGGAACTGCTCGTCTGGGTTATTTGTAACTCCTCTTTCCCCTGCTGCTTCTGGATCATATTTTTCAAACTTCTTGATTATGGTGTTACATACGTATGACTTATAGTAGTTCTGTACATATGCTCTTTGATATTTGTTTGATTCGGTGGGTTTTCCTGTTATAAAATCTTGCCATCCTCTAAAAAATCTATATGCTTCTGACTTAACATCAAGTATAAACGACAAGTCCATCTCATTGAACACTTTTGCCATGGCTGGTTTCATGTTGATACCTTTATGTACCGACCTGACATCCTGAGATACCATTGATGTGCCAGGTATCTGGATCTCGTTTGCCATATCAACCATTAACTTATTAAAAGAGAGGTTTTCGACTCCATAGTTTTTCAACCACGTAGCTAACTCGGTATTAAGTCCTCCTCGACCAATACCGAACTCCAGATCATATTGGTTAGTAGAGGACGGACCTCCACTGACCTTTAGATCAGTTAAAAATTTTGTAACGCTCTTCAGTGCCATAAATACACTACATGGGGTGGTATTTTTATTTATGTCTCTAAAACAAGGAAAGTTCAAACCAAAGAACTATAAGAAATATAAGGGAGATCCAACTAACATATTTTATAGGTCTGGTTGGGAACTTAAGTTCATGAACTGGTGTGATAGTGACAGATCAGTGCTTAGTTGGTCATCGGAAGAGATAATAATTCCATACAAATGTCCTACAGATAACAGAGTACATAAGTATTTTCCAGATTTCTGGGTCAAAATACAGGAATCAACAGGAGTTAAGCAGTATCTTGTAGAGGTTAAACCTCTAAAACAGACACAAGTACCCAAACCTCAGAAACGTCAAACCCAAAGGTATCTAACGGAGGTTATGACCTATGCTAAAAACGATGCAAAGTGGAGGGCAGCTCAGGAATTCTGCGACGACAGAGGATGGAAATTCAGAATCATCACAGAACGAGAACTCAGAATTAACTACACTGCTCCTAGATCTAAAAGGAAGCAAGGTAAGTAAAGGGCAACTGAGAGAGAAAATATTTGAAGCACTCTACGACAATGCCACAGAACAACCAGAGGTAGGTAAGTGGTATTTCTTTGAATATGACCCGAAATGGAAAGATATATTAAAGGTATGGGATGAGTACCCATTAATAAAACTCATGGAAATTAAGAACGATAGACTACTTGGTGCGAATATACACTACCTTAAACCAAGAGCTAGGTTAGGGTCACTAAATAGTCAGGAAGCCCCTATGTCTACGCTTCACTACTATATACCTAAAAATGCTGACAACCTTTTCTTTGAGGTCGGTGAAGAAGATGTCGCAGCAATGAGTCAATTACCACTAGAAAAATTTCATAGGCGAAGATGAACTATAAAAAGATCTATGGGTCAGGTGCATCCTATCCAGTAGGAGTGACTAGCATTACATATGCTTCTTACTTACAGATAACGAAGTATAAGTATAGTGCAGGACTAAAAGCAGCTTGGGACAATGGTCAGAGAGACGCTCTTGCTTCTTTTGGTAGAGCATCAATACTACAAAAATCAAAAGATGTTGTAGATACTGTAGGTTCAACTCTATTTGGAGACCCCGATCAGCAAGATTATAATTTAGAGAAGTTAAATGCCGATATTCTGGATGATTTAAAAAATGGTGAAGATGTTAAATTTACTAAAGAAGACAGACAATCAATAAAACAAGGTATAGAAGCTGGAGACTATAGTCATATTTTCAAAGATGGTAATGAAATTATATTACGGAATGGTGATGTAATCAAAAATCCAGAACAATTAGAAGCAATTAAAAAGGAAGCAAGGTCAGCAGTAGGTAATGAATCTGCTGTCTTTAATCTACCTATGCCTCAAGAATTTAGTTACAACTATAGTGCTGACTGGTCTAATGAGTTCAGAATGGGAACCATGGCTAGAGCAATGGATGAATTAGGGAAAACTCTGGGGTCAATGATTACAACAGGAGCAGCAGGAGCAGCAAAAGCAATAGCTGAAGAAGGGATAAGATCTTTTACTGGTGGAATTAAAGAAGGTGCTCAAGGTGCTTTAGATAATGTTGAAAACGTTATAGGATCTGCGTTCTCAGGAGCAACTAACCCACTAGGTAGTACTGACCAGATAAATCTCAATAGAGTTCTGGGATTAGCTGGACTAGCACCTAATGAGAATGCCATCAACTTCTTCAAGAAGATGTCGAACAGGAAGTTTACCTTCTCATTTGACATGTTTGCTCGTGATGAAGATGAAGCAAAACAAATAGATGAGATCATATATGCCTTCAAAGGAGGGATGCATCCATCAACAACTGTGAAAGGAACTGGTGGAGTTCTTGGTTTTCCAGACCTGTTTACTATCAAACCCATGTTTGTTGAGAAAAATCCTGAAGGTGGAATTCGTAGAGTTAGACATCCAATGATGCCTAAGTCTAAGATGTGTGCTTTGACTGATCTAACAATAAATACCACACCATCAAACAACTTTGTAACCACCAAAGATGGTGCGTTACCACTACAGACTATTACAATGATGTTTGAAGAAGTAACAGCAATGACTCAATCAGATCTAAAGGTAGGAGATTTCTAATGTTATTCCAAAGAAGCCCCAACGTAATATACAATTATACGGATAATTACCTTACTCCTAGTCTTTATACTACGAAAAATTTATGGAGAAGGAATGACATTAAAGATGATTATCTTTCTGGTCTTATTCTCATGGATGATTATATAATAAGATCTGGAGATACTCCTGAGTCATTATCATTTGATTTCTATCAGAGAGTAGATTACGGGTGGACAATAATGGTAGCAAATGATATCACTAACTACCATGAACAGTGGCCAAGAACAGCTACAGCATTAAATGAATATGTCTATGCTAAGTATGAAAATCCTGATGCTGTGATGATGTATGAAACTACTGAAGTTGTAGATGCTTTGAATCGTAAGATCGTTGAAGCAGGGAAGAGAGTTCCAAGTAATTTTCAGATCACATACTATGATGGTACAGCGTCTGCGGGTGTAACTGTCAATCCAGTATCACCAGTAACTTACTATCAATATGAAGAGAGATTGAATAGTGAGAAAGAAAAAATAAACGTAATAAAACCCTCCTACATTGAAGAGTTCGTAAAAATTTACGTAGCTTCTCTTCATAGAGGAGGGTCAACAGTTATAGGTCAGAGTAAATCTGATGTAAAAATAGACTAATCAGGTCTATACTCTTGACTCTTATAGTCAGGATATTCATCTACACCACTAAAGTCTACAGTTCCCTGAGTCTCAGGTGTGTCAATCATATAAGTAAATCCATCATCTGTAAAATTATAAGATAGACCATCTAATTGGTCTAAATCGCCACCAACTCTTCCAGTAGAGAAGGTGGCTTTGTGGTCTTCATCGAAGATTTTTAATCCTGCGTCAGTTAACACATGATTATACATCTTGTGGAATACTTTTGGTGGTATGGTACAAATCTGAGCACCATTCCAGAATGCGAGTGTAACCTTAGCAACGTCACGAATAGATGCTGCTAATACTTCAGTATAGATACCATGTTTCTTATAAACATCAACTATAGAACGAGTAACTTCTACACCTGAGTGAGAGTTATCTTCTAATCTACCAACGAAAGGTGAGACATATGCTGCCCCTGCTTTTGCTGCTAGGATTGCTTGTGCTGTACTGAATATAAGTGTTACGTTAACTCTAATTAATTCTTTTGAAAGAGTATGACAAGCAAGGAGTCCGTCTGGTGTACACGGAACCTTGATTGTCGTACAGTCACCGAACTTTGCTTTTAATCTACGACCTTCATTGATCATATTTTCAGCATCGCCTACGACTTCCATAGAGATATCACTGATACCCAGATCTTTTAGTTGTTGATAAACAGTTTCTGGTTGTTTACCACTCTTCATTATAAGGGTAGGGTTGGTTGTTACACCATCAATAAGACCTGTTGCGTACGCTTCCTTAATTTCGGAAACGTTAGCAGAGTCAATGAAAATCTTCATAGTTATTCGTTAGCAAGTTTAGCAAAGTAGGATAATGCGTCATCTTCTTCTTCTACTGGAGCAGATGCCGACTTGAAGGAAGGAGCTGCGGATGCTGCTATCTCAGTAGCACCTTTCACCTCTCTATACTTTCCTTCTGACTCATCTTCCAACTCAGCGTCTGGTATTCTGCGAGTTGGTTGAGTGCTAAGAACTGTCTGTAGACGAGTCTCTAATTCTTCATAAGTTTTGAACTTATCAGGAGCAGTAAAGTCAGTAAGACTATACTGTTGCTTCCAAAGAGTTTCTAACTCTGAATCATCAAATCCCTTAAGTGTGCTTGGTTCAGCAAACTCAGACTTGTCATAGTTCCAATAACCTTCTACCTTTCTGATCTTCACCTTGAAGTCAGCACCCTTCCAGAAATCGAAAGGATTGATAGGAGTCTCATCAGCAAATGCGGGTTGCATTGCTTCTGTAAGTTTGTCAAAGATTTTCTTTCCAAACTTGTAAAGGAATACTCTTCCTTCATTTTGTGGATTAGCAGGATCTTGAATGACATAGATGTTGCTGTAGTAAGATAACTTACGTTTTTGCTTACGAGCAATTTCTTTGTCAGCGTCACTACCGCTATTCCATAAGGTTCTGTTTAGGTCTGAAACAGGATCTTTTTTGCCTAAAGTTGTAAGAGAGTTCTCGATATACCATCCACCAGGACCTTGGAAGGCATGACTCCAAACTTGTGCCCAAGGAAGGTCTTCTCCATCAGGTGCGGGGAGGAACCTGATTACTGCGTAACCATTACCCGCTTTGTCTACTTCTGGTTTCCAAAGACGCTCATCAGCACCTCTAGTTTCTGTCTTGTTAAGTGACTCTGCTTTAGAAAGCAAGTCAGTGTAACTGGACTTTTTAAGTGAAGCAAAAGACATTGTATTCTCCGTATT